ACCAAAGGCTTGACCTCCTCTTCCTCGACAACAGCAGGTGCCACCTTTGGCAGAGGGATTGGTGCGATTTGCGTCTTGGGGACATCTAGTTTTGGTTGCTCTTGCTTCTTCGGAGAAGCGACTGGTGGAGCCATCACATCAGGCTCTACTTCCATCGGTTCAAAAGCAGGCATGTCAATCACAGGCACGCCAAGCTGCAGTGTTACTGGTGGAGCTTGTGGAACAGAGGGTGGCTCTGCCATCCAAGCGCGCACTTCAAAAATTCCAATCGTGCGAATCTCAGGCATTGCCTTGCATACGTGCGATTAGGCGACGCAAGTACCAATCAGCCTTTTGTGCATCCTGGAGCGAATTGCCCTTGTGCCACATCCGCAGAAGATATTTCAAAGTCTGACCGAGCAGATACCCGCTCACGACGTCATCCGCTCCAGCAACAGCATCCTCGATAACCTCGATCGCTTCTGTTCTTCCTTGCTTGTAGTGACTGGGTGAGTTGACTTGGTCTGACATCAGAAGCCTGGAATTGCGGGACCAGTCTGGGTGGGCAGCGTTGGCATCATCTCCTCAACCTTGCCTGGCACTGCTTCCACAACAGCATCAGACACCAAATCGGTGACCATTCCTTTGGCAGACTCAATGAGCTGTTCTTGTAACTCTGGCAACTTTGAGTAGCCATACAAACCCGCTCCAAGCAAGCCTGCCGACATCACGAATGATAATCCGGCCAATGCGTTAAAAGCTTTTTGCATAAAAAAGGCTCCGTTTAGGAGCCTCGGGGTAGTGTGAGTAACCTCAGCGTACTCAGAACTTGTACTTCATGCCAGCCTTGGCACCGAAGGCGGCATCAGTGTCTTCAAACTTAGCAACAGACACTTCACCGTAAAAGTCAAGCTTTTCGGCGATAGGGGTGGAGAAGCCAGTCTTGGCCGAGAAGCCAACTTCAGCGTCTCCGCCGTCAGGCATGGCGACAGATGGGCCGCCTTGCAAGTAAAAAGCGTCCTGCTCGTAACCCACGTGAGCGTCAAGTACACCGCCCAGGCTGTCGCTTCCGCTCCAGCCGTGGTTGTATTCAGGGTTCAAATAGAACCCATCAGCCAGAGCAGGGGAAGCGGAAAGAGCTGCTGCGCCAGCAACGCAGAAAACAGACTTAAGCATTTTGACGAACAAAACCTTGGGGCAGATTACTTACCTTGGCCGCGTGGTTGCTTGCGGCCATGTGACGGTTTGGAATGTTGTCCATGTCCTTGGCGCGTCTTTTTGGGCTTTCCAGCAACAAAAACTTGCCCCATCAGGCTTTTACTCTTAGCCATTAACCTCTAAATTGCCGATACTTCTGACTCAAGCCGGTGTACAGCCCGTGCATTGGATGATAAGGGTCATCACGCTTGTCAAACAAGTACAACTCGTCGATCCATTCTTGGCGATTGTTCATCGCTTCGATATCCTCCGCACCAGGCTTGCACGGGATCATTGGATCTGGGCGTTCCATCAGGACGGCTTCGTTGGCCAGGTCACACTGTAAGGGAAGCCCTCTTGGCTGGGAACATCCCGCAATGCTTGGCGATACGTTGTCCAGGTTGACGCAACACCAGAATCAGACAGCTGCGTCCAATCAGTTTCAGCAAGTAGCTCGTTGCGTTGCTCGCGAATGTTTTCTGCTGCTACGGCAGAGTCAAGCTGCACCTTGGTCCAAACCTCAGTCCACGTTCCATCGATAAGGCTGCAGCTGCGCTCAAGTGTGTCAGTGCGTGGATTTGTCTCTGGTGCGGTTGTAGGCGTGACGCGATAGACACCGTAAGTTTCAAGCTCCGCGTCTGGCACGGTTGCAGGGAACGATACGTTCGGGTTGTCACGACGCAGATCGCTGATCGTGTATGGGAAACGCTCAACGGCGTTGTTGGAAGCTTTGACGAACATGAGTTTTAACCCAGAGAATACTGGTCGATGCCGTCATCAATAGTGCCCACAACATACATGTGTTCACCATCGGGAGAGATATACAACGCTATCGGACTTGTCTCTTGAGTGGCTACGGAAAAAGAACTGTCTGCAGTTTGGCCAACGTCACTGGTTATTGAGTATGCCGTGCTTAAATCCCATTGCACAACTGAGTCATTTTTGCGGTTTATTGTAAAAATCTTAGTACCGTAATCTCCTTTTATAAAAAGGCCAGAAGGCTCGATTGCGCTAGAAACAGTCCCACTTGTGCTGTGATAACTGCATGTTGAAATATCCCAAGCAGTAGACAGCGTGTAGCGATCCAAGTTGTCACCGCCGTAAGTTCCACAGATATACATATTTTCACCAGAGTCATCAAAACACATGGCTTTAAAAGTATTTTGCTGACTTTGCACGCTAAAAAATTGCGTATAGCTGGCAGTACTTAAATCCCAAGCTGTGGACAGCGAATACTGAACTACTCTGTCGGAAAGTGCATCGCCAACGTACATCTCGGTCCCGTCAGTTTTGAAAAATAAATTTCTTGGCGCGATATTGTAACTCTGGTTTGTTGTGAACGAACTTACGGTAGATCCGTGCGTGCTTATATCCCAAGCTGTTGAAAGGTTTGTTTCGCGAATGGTATCGTCAGCATCTAATGTGTACACTTTGGTACCATCAGGCTTAAAAAAGATTCCGTACGGGTTTGCTCCAATGTTTACCGTGTCAAACCGAACAAAACTTGCGGTACTAACGTCAGGCCATACAATCTCACCACTGACATTTCCAGCAGCAGCAGCAATAAGCGCTTTGCCTAGCATCAGGCATAGCTCCCGACATATGCACCATACAGAGTAGTGCTAACTTTCCAGAATACAAACGTATCGTTGGCTGTCAATGTTGGTGCGCTGTTCCCTGAGCTAGTCACCCAAGTAGTAGTCGGCCATGTAATTGTGTAGCTTGCTCCGGCATTGAGCAGCAACACAACCATCTGACCTTCTTCCAAGGCTTCAGTGAAGGTGGTGTTGGCAGCAACGGTTTTATATTGAATGCTTCCGTTGGCTGGATCGATACTCGTGCCAGTCAAAGAGTACGCCGTCTCTTTCAGCTCTGTGAACGTCTGCTGCGCTGTAAAAGATTGAGCAACGCTTGTGCAAGCCAACCTGGCTACGGCACTGCCATCTGTTTTACTGAAAACAGCGCCGTTGTCTGTACGCACCAGCAGTTCAGCGGTTTGGATGAAATCACCAGCAACAGGATCACTGGTGCCGCGCTTGTGACGGATTACATTCGCCATCAGAACGTTCCACCGTCAACAGTTGAGTTGTTGGATAGGTAGTCAGTACCCTCAGTCGCAGCGGTAAATGCAGAAGTACCGTTGCCTTTCAGAATGCCGGTCAAGGTCGTTGCGCCAGTACCACCGTCGCCAACTGCAAGCGTTCCAGTAATCGCAGACGCCCCAAGATCAACAGCAAGCTCGGTCGATTCAATGACCAGACCGCCGTTTGCTTTTAGGTCAACGCTGACCGTAGAACCCGAAACATCAATGCCATCTCCTGCAACCGGAGCGCCTGCTGCAGCAGCAATTGTGATCGAGCCACTGCCTTCAGTGATCGTGATGTTGCTGCCAGCAGTCAGCGTGGCAAGCGTGTAACCAGTGCCGTTACCGATTGCAAGTTGACCGTTGCTTGGAGCAGCAGTAAGGCCGGTGCCGCCGTAGGCATAACCGATTGCCGTGCCGTTCCAAACACCAGTAGCGATGGTGCCGACGGAAGTCAGGCTGGAAGCAGTAACACCAGAGCCAAGAGTGCTACCGCTAAGAACGCTCGTTCCAGCAATCTTAAATTCTTTGCCAGACGCAAGGTCAATGTGCTCGCTGCTGGTCCAGCTGTCAGTGCTGTTGACCCAGTTGAAGGTCTTCGTCGTATCGCCCAAAAGCGAAATTCCGCCACCGTCAGCGGTTGTGTCTGACGGAGTAGCGACAGAACCAAGCTCGATGTTTTTGTCATCCACCGTCACCGTGGTGCTATTCACGGTCGTGGTCGTGCCGTTAACGGTCAGATCGCCGCCAACAGTGACGTTCCCGGTCGTCTCAAATGTGGCAATCGTCGCACCACTAAAATCCAGCGTGCCCGTGTAGGTCTTGTTGCCGGAAATAGTTTGGTTGCCGGTTAACGTTGCATACGCGCCAGAGCCTGCAATTGCAATAACACTGCTGGCTGCGCCTCCGCCTGCATCGCCATAGCCGTAATACAGGATATTGTCGACTTCTGAATACGCCGGTTCTGAAGGCGCAAGACTGCTTGGAGCGCCAGACGCACCACCAGAAGCACGCTTTTTCAGTCGGATGGTGTTGGCCATGGCTTAGAAATTGCCTCCAAGGACAATGGTCGAAATAGTCCAGGTGTCGTCAGCCTTGTACGTGCCAGCAGTGCTGTCGTAATAGACGACGCTTTTGTCTACTTTAGCCGAATCTGAAACAGTTATTCCAGATGCGCCTGCAGGCCCTTGCGGACCTACTGGACCCGCAGTTGTTGCCGTAACCGTTGTCGTTACAGGTGTTTTGACAACAGTTGTTTTGCCTTCCGTCGTGACGCTGACGGTGTTTTCAGTTTTTGTGACGTTGACTGTCGTCATGGTGCTGTGTACCCCTGGCTGACATAAATCACGCCTTCAAGCTAGTACTCGCGATTGCCTGAACCATCCTCAAGCAAAACGTCGTACCGAAGCTCGTCAGGCGTGAACGTTGCAGTCTGTGTGTCGGTCAAACTAATCGTAATCTGACCGTTACTTCTGTCCGTGTAGGCGATGGAAAAATCGGCGTATTTAGTGGTGCGGTTTTCGTTCCAGGCTTGGGCGTAGGCGGTGTAACCCGTTAAGTCAATTACCGCATTAGTGCTGTCCTTAAACTGCAGCAGCAGCGAATAGTCCGCCCGCCGCTGGAGCGTAAAGTTATACGTCCCAGGCTGGACAGACATAGCCGTTAGGTTGCGATCAAACCAAGTGTACGCAATGCGGCTAGTGCTGACTCAAGTTTTGCCTCAAGCTCAGTGCAATACTCCAGCAGCTCAGCATTGGTGGGTGATGCAGCATCTGCAATCGTCATCGTTCCATCAGCAGTAGGCAATGTGCCTGTTGTTGCTGTTGTCGTGATGTCGGCAATGGCTGAAGGCTGAGCCGCTGCCGTTGTGCCGAAGAAACCGATCGTGTCGCCGTTAATCTCAAGCTGAGTCGTCAGCGTGCCAGCAGTCTGAACCTGTAACCTCAGACGACCATCTTCGGTGGTGTCGCTTGCATCGACGATGCTGCCTTCCACTGCTGCATAGTCAATCTCAGCAGGCGTGGCATTGTCATTCTTACCTCGGAAGAAAACAGTGCCCAGCAGGTCATCATCCTGGCCAGCGCCAGATGCACCGCGACGGTGATACAGCGTGATGTCACCACCAGAGGCAGGATCATCAGCCGTGCATTCTGAATTGATCGCCGTGCCCGTCAGGCTGGTGGTCAAATGCAACGGATAGATCGGAGCGGTCTCACCAATACCGACATAACCACCTAGCAACCTAATGCGGCTTGCAACCGTACCAGCATCAGACGACATTAGGTCAAGAATGCCGACCTCTGCAGCGTCAGCAGGATCGCTAATTTGAGCAAGAATTTGCGCGTAAGCGTGTGCGTTTCCGCCGTCGCTTTCACCACGAAACTCAATGTTTCCGAGGTTATCGTTGGCAGCGGGTGATGCAGAGTTGCGATACAGCACCACATCCGGTGCAGTGTCTAAACCTGCGTCGGTGTTTTCAATGATGACCTGATCAGTTGTGTCGGTACTGAACAGATGCAATTGTGCTGCAGCCGTGCCAGTACCAAGCTGAAAACCAGCAGTTGTAAATTTGCCAGTGAAGACTGAGTTATTGCTGAATGCAACCTCGTTGGCGGCAGTGCGGTAAATTCCAGACGTACCAGCATCACTTAAAAAGCCAACAGCAGGCGCGCCAACAGTTCCGTCAGGCAAGCCGCGAAACAGGGTGCCGAGCGTGATCGACTTGTTTTTATCAACGTTTGCGGCTTCTGAAACATCAACAACAGGCAGCAGATCACCTGTTGCAGGTGATGTCAGTGCTGATAGATCTGAGATTTTGCGATCAGCCATCAGGCGGCCTCCAGTGCTGCAACTTTAGCTTCAAGGGTTTCAATCTTGGCAATTGCCTCTTGCAATGCAGCAGTTAGCAATGGCACAAGTTTTGACTGATCAATGCCTTGATAAATAGGAATAGTGTTTCCGGCCTCATCAAGTTTATTGTCTCCGACAGAAACACCATCGGGCAACTCTTCGCCTTCCGACCAAACTTCGACCTCATCATGCGTTCCTGTGACACATTCAGGTACAACGGCTTGAGCTTCGTGAGCAATAAAACCGTCAACAGTGGTATCTGGATCTGCAATGAAATTGAAGCGACTCGGCTTAAGTTGCTGCAGACGAGTGATGCCGTCGGTAACTGGAATAATGTTTTCCTTAAGGCGATAGTCAGAAGAAGTGTTAAAAGCGGTAGCGGAACCACTTGTAGAAATGCTTCCAACTGTACCGTTTGGGTTACCGAAGGTAGCCAAAGTAGAGCTCCCGGTCCAAGAGCTGCGACAACGTAAAACTACGCGATCCACTGTACTTGGAAAAAAATCAAGACCACCGCCTGCATCACATCGAGCTTTATCAATCTCCACTAATCCTGCGCTATCAATCCTCATCCGCTCCGTCGGAGAAGACGAACCATCTGCAGTAGTGTAGAACGCTAGGCGGCCTGGCATGTCATCCGCGCCAGGGGTGCCATCCGTATATGCAACTATTTGTGCCGCTCTTACAAAATCAGAACCGTCAGATCCCTGAAAAACTAATGAGCCGAGATCGGTGTCACTGCCAACAATAGTGTTGCCTCCTATGGTTCCGCTTAATTGATGACAAAGAGTAAGTCGAGGACCAGCCGTAGTAGTGCTGCTTGATGAAACCATTGAGAATACGCGATCACCAATTTCAGTTCCTTCAATCTGCAAGGCAGCACTTACTGTGCTGTTGTAAAAATTGGCACGCGCAGTTGTCGTTCCAATCAGCAATCTGTTGCTGCTGTCAAGCACTGGGACAACGACCCAACCATCATCCGCTGCATTCCGCATCTTTAGTTGGGTTGCTGTCGTGTCGTACCACAACATGTACGCATAAGTGGTTGCAGGCTCAGTCGCGCTGCTGTTATTGCTGACGATCGCCGCCAACGCATTATTCAGATCGGCTCTGACGGCAGCGCCAGAGGCGTTAGCAATGACGTAATCGTGAGTGGCCATGCTTAAGTCTGTTCAGTGCCATAGCCAACCGCTTGATACTGGAAATTACGGTCGATCGCAGTGTTGCTGCTGTCGTAGAACGTAATCGTAAAACCAGTTCTAGAGGTTGATGTCACTTCATAGTAGTCCCCCGAGGCAAGATTGGAAGCACTGATGCCAAGGCTTGGCTCTTGGTAGAAGGCGTTCGCAAATGTGACGACTTTCGCCGTAGCACCTGATGCGATGGTCGCACTGCTCTCCGTGCGTGATTCCAGCTGCATCGTGTAACCAAGTTCATCGACCAGCGGCGTCTGATCATTATGGTCGGCGGTTAGCTCAGCCTTGAACTGAAATTGCCTGCCGGTGTAAGCGCCAGACTCCATCGGTAGCCATTCGCCAAAATCGATGTCAGATTCCATTTGGATTTTGTCCGTTCCATCCTCCAGCAGGAAAAACTCGCCATTCTCAAGCAGCAGCTCTTCATCAGTCGTTGCTTGATTGCTGGTGCGGAAGTAGATGTCAGTGCTGGTATCGTCTGGGAGATCGCCATCAAAATCTGACCAGCGGTCAATCAGCTCTGTGCGATCGTTAATTGTGTCTGCGGGATACAAACCACGAGTGGTTAGTTTGCGTGTAAACAGAACGCTAAACACACCGCCAAGATCGAGCACGTTATTGAAGAAGTATTCGCCAGACGCCAACCGCGGCCCAACAAAGTCAAATGTTCCAAGAGCTTCAAGATCGACAACATCGTCAAATGTTGACTCACCATCAAGCACTAGACCGTCGTAGTCGCTGTCGTAAAAAACATCGACCTTATCTCCTTGAAACGGCGGTGAGTCTTGATCTTCACGGCGCACCTGAATGTTGAGCCGTGGTATTGGATTTGGCAAATCGATGACTGCACTTGCCGCTCCAGAACTACGCCGGTTAAACTCATCCTGAAACTTGACTAGATATTCGCCCTCAATTAAAGGGAGCACCGCAAAATTTGTTTGCGCTTTTATTGTTCGCAGCAAGGTGCTGTTAGACCATGTGCATGTTCCGTCGGTCTGTGAAGCGTGTCGAATGATTGCTAGAAATTTACTGATATCGAGTCCGGTTGATGGAATGTTCCATTTTAGAACTACTTGATCACCTTGAATCGCTTGAAGCGTAACGTCAACGGGAGTCGGCACTGGCGGAATAACAACCGCTTCAGGTTTTTCAGGTTCTGGCTCTGGTGGTGGTATTGGCGCTGTGCCAACTTTTTGAACCCATGCAGATTTACGGCTGACCGGAGGTGCGCCAACTGATCGAACTTCAAAGGTAACGCTCTGAGTTGGTTGTATACCGTCAACTTCAAAAGATGTATCTGTTGTTTCGGCAGTTCTGTAGTTGCCGTTGGCAATTTTGTACCTAATTTCAAAACCAAAAGTCACGCCATTTAATCCACGGTTCCAAGAAGCAATCATCCTGGTAGTGACGGTTTGATTTGTTCTAACTTGTCGAAACTCAAGCTTTAGGTCTAATGGCTTGGCGGGTGAATCGTTAAATAATGTAATATCATCAAACTCAAGAGCCGCTCCAGCGTCTGCTGTTGCATAGATGCTGTCGTTATGTTGGACGCCTGTTACTGCATACTGCCCATCACCGTTATCAGCAACCGATAGGCAGCGGAACTTTTGCAGTTCGACGCTTGAAGATGCAATCGACCAAATTGATTGCGTTAGCGGAGCAGAACTAAATGCAGGCGAAACGTTAATAACGGCACCGCTTGGCGTTCCGCTAATCGACCTCGTTTCAACTGTTCCGTCGGCCAGCGTGCAGGTCAATGTGTGACCGCTTCCGCCAGGCAATGAAATGGTTTGATCAGTGGTGATTGCTGTTGTCGTTGCGCTGCTAACGCGACCAGCTAAGCGCACGCCTTGGCGCATCTCATCTGACACCGCGAACACCTGACCAGGCAAGACGACAGCGCCTTGCAGTCCCGTGACAAACGTGACCACTTCGCCGTCAAGCTCTTCAGATGCCAGCATCCACCGGCCAAGACGTTGCGCTTGGAACTTTGATGTCACACCAAAGCCAACGATCTCTTTGACCTGATAGCCATACTTTGAGATCAGCGCGGCATCTTCTACAACGACAAAATTTGACTTGTAGAAGTTCTCTGGATCGTTGTAGCGAACACGAATGCTGGTGCTGCGTGTTTTCAGCGATGTGCCGGAATAATTAAACGCACCATCAATGACGTTGCTGTTGCTGTAAAGATGAACAGGTGAGACATCAGAACCGTCTAAATTGCCATGGTCTGCGGTTGCTTGGATCGTATTGGCTTTCCAATACAGCATTCCGCGAAATACACTGGCAAGATCCTGCAGGACATTGAACGCCTCTGCTTGTGATCCGATGACGGTGTTACACGCAAAGCGAGCTTCTTGTGTGCCGTCAGGATTAGTAACAAGCTGATTGGCATACTGAGCCAGCGGATAAAGATCCACCCAGCTAACGTTTGCGGCTTGAACGAAATCACCCGCTCCATAGCGCGGATGCGTAAGCATGTCGTACCAGCAGCAGACAGGACACGTCGTCCATGCAGTTTTCAAGCTGCCGTCAAAAGTACCGTGAAAGCTCAAGCTTCCATCACTGCGGACACTTGCGTTTGACGGAATTTTTACAATACTGCCACGCAATTGATACGCACGAGTTGGCAAGCTTCCAAACTGACGAGTCGATATAGACAAACCAGCAACTGCTGTGTATGGATAAGGAGTTCGAACATTTTGAATCTCTGTTAGGCTCTGCCAAATAAGTTGATTGGCTCGTCCGTTTTGAAGAGATGTATTTTGAGGAACGTCTTGAAGATTGGCAAACTTGACTTCAAAATGATCCTCGCGTAAGTTAATTTTTTTGACAAGAATGTTCCAGGGGCCTGTGCCGGTTAGATCAATTTTTGGCGTTTGAAATTGGTAGCCATTTAAGGCAACGCCAGTGATTGTGCGATCGTACTTTTTGACGTAACTGGTGCCTGCGGCTTGAACCGAAACGGTAACGCGAATGCTGCCATTAAAAGGCTGGCCTTTTGCAAGCCCCTCCGCAGCAGTGCTAAACATTCTTGGGATGGAAAACAGCAGCTGGAACGAGTCTGCTTCGCTGTCTGTGATTTGCCTAATAAGCTGTCCTGAGCCGTAGTCACGAGCTGTAACCTCGTCGTCAGCGTTTAATGTCTCCGAATAGTTTTCACCAATTTCAGTGTTAATGCTGGTTACGGTGGAAGCCGACGCACCAGCTTGGGGCAAGAAGTTCTGCGTTTTTCCGCCGATATTAAAGTCATAAGAAACGTCTTCGGCAGCAAAGTTGCGCGAGCTGCCTGTCTGAATCGGAGTCTCATCTAAAAAGACGCCTTGGTTGTTACGCACGATGCCCTGAATTGGACCTTCGCAGAGCAGGTCGACGATTTTAATGACAGAAGTAGAATTAAGCGCCATTTATCAAGTGGTGATAGGAGCGATCCAGTGATTGCTATTTTTTAACAACTGGTAACCGTTATGTCTAATTTTTAGATTACAACTGCTATCGCAACGAAAATCAATAATTGTAACCTTGGTAAAAATTGAGTCTGGCCCAAGGTCTTCGTCTACGGTTGGATACTGAATGTATTGTATCCAGCGATACGGTTGATTTTTCTTCAATAAACCTTGCACAGTTACTCTAAACTGGCCGACATCTGTATCGTTTACTTCGGTAGCTCTAAGTGACAGCAAAACTTCAAAGGTGATAAACCCGTCAACAAGTGTCGTACCAGGGCCGCTTACATAATCGAATAATCCGTCTGTAAGCTCAAATAAAATCATGTAGTTTTGATGTTGTTTGTCGTCGTTGTAATCGACATCTTCTAGCCGCTCGGCATTGCCTTCTAACAGGGTTATTGTTCTCTGCCTGTTTGTGCTAAAAGACTTGATCGTGCTGTCGCTCCAGGGCCTGAACCTAAATCCAGAGGCGTAGGTCAGGCCGCTAATTTTTTCGCCGCCGACCGTGACGGTATCCGGTCCAGGCTCTTTGATCGCCGTCTTGAGTGGATCTGACTCATCGGTGACTTCGACCGCTGCAGAAAGCAAATGGCTGCCTGTAATTACTTCGCCGTAGACGACAGGAATCGTTGCACCAACGCCGACGGTGTTTGCGGCGCCTGTAAACATATATGACTGCCGACCATCCGAACCGCGCACAACAGATTGCGGACCATCAGTAGAACCAGACTCGCCACTACCCCGTATGCGACCACCACTAAGAGTTGGAAGGACAGGCTGCGGCGACAGCATCTGCGAGACACCGCTGAGGACAAGGGATGCGCCAATGGCA